TAGTTGCTGGATAGTTTCAAGTGTGTCATAGCCTGTTAGGATAACCTTTGGTTGGCCTCCCGCTTCCCAGACGCTCTTGAACATTCCATCAAGGATATTTAGTGATAGCGCACGATTTGCTGCTGCTACACCACCATCAACTTGAGCATCATACCAATTATCAGAAGTTCCAGCAGCACGAGTCAAATTGTAAATGTTGTGATCGGTTGCCAAATCAACGAAGTCTGTTGCAGTTTCAACGAATGCACTTGAAGTAATACGGTCAAGTGATTCAAAGTTGTTGCCAGCAGTAGTTTGCACATCTTCAAGAAGCATCTTATTGATGTGTTCTGTGTGGTGCTTTGCCATCTCCATCTTCATAACTGCTCTTGCATCTCCAAGACCATCATCTTTGTCAGCAAGGAACATAGCAGTTTCAGACAAGTCAAATGTGTGTGCGACTGTCTTTGGCTTTGTGCTTACATGCTCAAAGGTTGGCTTGGTTGTTTCTGGTAGTGTTGCGTTTTCACCGACACCGCCACCTTTCGCAAAGTCAGGCTTTGCGGTGGTGACCCTCCAACCAGACTTCTCCCAAGGCTTCTTAGGAAGGATAGAAAATGCGTTAAACTCTTGGTTCAACTGCGACCATACTTTGCGACCAAATAGTGCTTGGTATGTTCCACTTGTGCTTGACATAAGAGGGGAATCAGCCTTCAATAGATCTGTTCCCGAATACGCCCATGCGTTTTGTCCTGTTCCAGCCCCATAATAGAGGCGTTCCATATCTTCAATTGTGCGAATATAACCTGTGCTTCCACTCATCTAATCATCTCCTTCCGTTTATTGTGTTCCCCCGAACAAGGCTCTTTGGCCTAACTCTTCTAAGGCTCTCCATCCATCAAGGCCGTTGCCAAGTGCTGCATACTCTTCATGTGTTGGTATGCGAATGTCGCTCTGGGAGGGAATAGGTGCTGCTGACTTTTGAATCTCTGCGTTTGTGTTTCGCAGGTTTGCAATTTCAGCCTTTAGTGCTGCAATTTGTGAACCATGATCGTTTGCTTTCTGAATCTCCAAAGCGTGTTGGGTTTCAGCCTCATATCGGTCATGCCATTCTTTCTCAACAAGTGCTTTTACCGCTTCTTCATCACGAATTGCGGAGTATGCTGCATATCCACGCTCAAGGGATTGAGGGGATAGGTCAAGACCTTGCTTGATGATGTTCTTGCCACCTGTTGGGGCAGGGTTCTTCATCTGTTGTGGTTGCTTGATAACATATTTGTTGGATTTAGCGTTAGGTAGTGAAGGTGCTGATGCAAGGGTTGCATCTTCTCCGCTACCATATAGGTCGCCTTGTCCTCTGTGAGTATATCCGTGAGAACCATCAACGCCAACCATGTATGCTTTTCCGAGTCCGAAGTGTCCTCGTAGTCCATCAAGATCGACACCTTGCTGATGTGCAAACTTTTCAAGGGAGTCAATGTATGCAATTGCTGCTTCTTCCTCTTGTTTTGCCATCATAGGTGCTGGTTGTTCTGTCGGTGTTTCTGGTGCATCAGCCATGTGTTTGTTAATTCTTGCCAACGCATCTCGTATCTCTGTCAATGTTTCGCCTGTTTCGCCTGTCATTATATCATCATCCATTTTCAATAGGGTGTATGTGCTTTCTGGGTTAATACCCTTTTTACATAGAGTAATCTCATGTAATTCCATGTCGGTAATTTCCCTATGAGAACCGTGTTCTTCTGTTGTTTTAGAAACACGGAATAGGGCTTGACCGCCAATGGAGAATGCACGAAGTTCGCCAGAGCGAACCTGCTTTTGGACTTCACGAGCCTTTTCTATGTCATCACGAATGCGACATACTACAAATAAGCCGTGATCATCAACTGTTGATTTCCATACTCTGCCATCACTATCTGTATATGATGGTAGCACTTCACCAACCTGAATACCACTATGTGCAAGTTGCACATTACGGTATGATGGGTTTTGCATGAACCCGTTAAATGCCTTTTTCAATGCTGAAACAGGGATTCTATCTCCTTGTTTATCAACCATATCAACAGAGGCATAGCCAGCAATAACAAGGTCGTTTCCTGAATCGGCTTTCAGAATAAACTCTGAACCCGTTGCAGACCATGTTGCGCTTGCCATTGTCCTACCAAACTAATGTTATGGTATTTAAGCCATTTGGGGTTGATCGGGTTGTGGTGGGGGTAATTGCGGTTCTTCTGGTTCTTCAAGCGGGGTCTTAACCTTAGCCTCTTTTTCGGCTTCACGCTTTGTTTTTTGAGGGAATGAAAGCGTTGCTTCGCCACCCTCAACCTCTAACTCTCCCTCAACCTCTTCGCCTAAATTGTTAGTGCTTTGTAATGAAATGTGCAGGGCTTGTTGTATTTGCTCTCCATCTTCCTGTTGATATGGGTCAAACATAGGTGTGGCTTCTTCATCAATCAATTCAGTCGGCCCTCTTGGTGCAGTTAGCATATCCATTTCACCAGACCAACCGCCCCCGGTCATAGCCCCAGATATGCGAGCCATATTCATGCCCTGCTTCTCTTGAACATCATCGTCTATGGCTTCATTGACAGTCCATTCGCCTTCATCTGTGCGCTCTAAACCAAATTCACCGCCCTTTTCATTTAGATCTTCTTCTGTCAATCCATCAATCTCTGATAGCAATTGTTCAGTAGTCAGCGATTCATCGGTATTAGCAATATGCCTTCTTGCTGCTACTAACAAATTAGATGATTCTCTTGGATCACCTGATGGGTCTAATAATTCAGCACGAGTAAATAGCATACTCCCATGATTTGAGATGAAAGGTGGATAAGGTGTAATCTCTTTAATGTCATACTTGAATAGATGCGCTGCAACAGGCCCCCAGATTGATACCTGCTTTTCAGCGTGTTTTGCTAAGGGAGTATCATCATCAATCTGTAAATCTAATCCGTTGCCATCCCATTCAGCCTTTACTACAAGTGGATTTAACTCTGCATATTCCAATACTATGTTGCCGTTTATGCGAGAAACATAAGGTAATGCGCTCTTTGTAATATCACCATCAGGCGCATACAACACCCACTTGTGGTGTGATTCTTTACCTTTCATAAATGTTGAAGTAGCATCTCTTAACCATACTTCACCACCTATTGCATCAATGTTTTTTACCAATCCATCACGATCTGTAAATTTGCAATCCTTCGGCATTGGGAATGAAATGCCCTCATCTGTTTCATACAGGGTGCGAAGGATAGATAACCTATCTTCTAAAGCATCCATGTGTATATCTTCACCTTTGTGAACCAACAAATCAATTGCTCGGTAATGCTTTCCTTTCAATACACCGTCAAAGGTGCAATCACCAGATTGCTTTCGCAATCCTTCTTTGACTTCTTTTGGTAATGATACGCTCTGCCCTTTACCATTATGTGCTGATATATGGCTACCACTTTTTGATACTATGACTCTTTTACCCTCTGGTCGGCTTTGGATAACCCAATTGCCTGTGAAGCCTTTGAGATCATCAATATCGCCAATGTCATACACAGTATGTGCAGGGTTGATGATGGTCTTGAAAACGCCCGTTGCTTCATAATCATCGTTTGATTTATACAAATCACCACTTACAATATGTGCAAGTCCATCTTCATTTTGTGTGAATAGTGCTGGCACATCAGTTTGCTTAGGTTGCATTGGGTGATTGAGAATTGTTGGATTAACCATGTTCACATGGTTTTCATGGACTGTTGTTTGTAATGTATCAAATGGTTTGTCTTTAACATCAAAGCGAACAGTATTGTTAGCCCTATCCCATTTCCACGCAAGTGTNGCTGGCATTTTATGACCCCAAGCATCAAGATTACCCGGTAAATGTGTCGGTGGGTGTGTGGCGTGTGATGAATGGTGAACAGGACCGATAGCGACTTCTCTTGGTATTAGCCCACCTGCGCTTGGCATAGGTGCAGTAGTCTTGTAATCTGGATTTTCACCACGCATTAACATATAATTCGCAGCCTGTGCTAATTGTTGGATATTGCCACGAGCAACGGACAACCCCCTAATATCACCGGGTTTAGTGTTGAATAATTCTGGATATTGCTCTTGTAATTTCATAGCCATCTCTTGCATCATCTTTCCTTGATTCTTATCCGATGCTTGGTAATGTGGGTTGTGATAAGACCAATACTCTTCATCAGCAGGGTGTCTTTCAGCAAACCTGCCAACTCTCGGCATTCCTAAATCGGTGTGCATTTGCACTATGTTAGCAAGTGGCTCTTGTCGCATAGCATCAGAAGGAACGGTCATTAGCCCTCCCTTTCCTTGTATTTCACTTGGGTGCAAATGGTGGTGATTAGATACCGCAGCCCATGTGCCTCTCCTTGCATTGATGCTACGGGTTCTTGGATGTTCCGAGCCAGCCTCCCAACCTGTATGCAAAGCAAACCTGTGCGGGTGGTCTTTCAGCGTTTCGTCATTAACCGTAGCGGGAAAGTGAGATGAGCCTATGCCATGATGAGAATCCTCTGGGTCATTGATTGGGTGATCTTCATGGTGTAATACGCCTAACATTTGGTCGCCCAACCAACCGTTAAACGCTTCAGGATATGAATCACGCATTAGTCTAACAAAGGAATTGACATCTCTCCCTACACCGCCCCAATGCTGAAACGGTTGCCACCAATGGTGTGTAAATGAAGGCAATAGTGTTCCGGGTTCGGCTTCGGTCATCCAATTATGAAGATGTGTTGCTTTAGCCCA